TACATGCTGTTGGACTACCTCCGCGATCCCTTTTACACTACCGTCAAACTAGCCGCCGTCAATGAAGACCATCTACGAAAGAACCTTTTTGCCCACGTTGTTAATCTCTACCGCTCTTGCGCTGTTCCTAGCGCATACGAAATCACCGTACAGGACTCGACTTTGTGGATGGGAGTCAAAGCCGCCGGATATGGCTTTGGCATCTCCGGAATTGCGTTTAAGCAATCGCAAGAAACGTCCGGTCAGTTCAAAGGGTACAAGGCGCAACCGGTGCGGAAAAAGAAGCACGAGAAGTTCGGCTACCTGTCCCGATTGCGGGTGCTCGGCGACGAAGGGCAAAACTGGCCGAACGGGCCGTTCAAGGACTTCAACTCGCTCATCGCCTCCAAATCGGGAACGGAGCTTATCAAGATCGCCGTAGCTTTCAATCCGGAATCCTCTTCCGTCCATGTGGTACAACTGGCGGAACCGGAGCATGGGTGGTCCGTGGATGACATGGATCGCCTGTATGACTGGAGTTCCAAAGCGGGATGGCGCGTATGCCGATTGGATGCGGCCCTCTCGGAGAACGTAAAGCAACGGACAGTTGTTTACCCTGGCCTCCAAACTTACGAGGGTTTCATTTCCTATCTGAAGGCGGGAGGAGATAACTCACCCAACTACTCCTGCTTTGCCCGTGGTTGGCCGCCGATGAAAGGCGATGTCAATACGATCATCCCGCCCCAATGGCCGCAAGAGGCAAGAGGAGAAGCCACCTTTATCGAGAACCCAGAAGTATTTGCCTCCGTAGATTTGGCGTTCATGGGCAAGGACTCCGCCCAGATGGCGATAGGAAGATGGGGTCTGGCATCCGGCTGGGAAGACCACATGGGTCGTTTCCAACCCTTCAAGGATAGGCTTAATTCCGCCAAGGACAAACCTCGCCACGTTCTCCAGATCGACCAACTCATACCGCTGGAAAAACATGATAACACGGTCAAAATGGCCGAGGAAATCATGGGTCGTTGCAAGATGCTGCAAATAGATCCAGATCATGTCGCCGTGGACAAAACGGGCTATGGTTTCGGAACTTGGTCTCATCTGTGCAAGGTATGGGGAGAAGTACTAGGAATCGCTTGGAACGAAAAGGCTTCCGAGTTAAAGATCCTAGCTGAGGACCAGAATGGTGCTGACAAGCAATGCGATGGACTTATGTCGGAAATGTGGTGGGCCTTCCGCCGCTGGTTAGATCCTTCCTGCCGCGCCATCCTGATCAACCCCATCATCCCTCCGCAACCGCTCCATACCCAGCTAACGAGCAGGCGTTACAGGACAGGAGCTAAGGGAATCAAGGTGGAGGCCAAGGAAGAGTACAAGTCCCGTAACCAAAACTCCCCTGACGAGGCCGATGCCGTGATCATGCTGGTTCACATGATTCGCCAAACCTCGGATGTGATTCCCGGCTTGGTCGAACACCAGATCAATCGCCCAGAATCGGGTCCATCTAATATCAAACTCTACTCCATGAAGGGCTACGTCAACGTGGAAGCGGACGACTCAATCTCAATCGACGGAGCCGATGAATCTTAGGCTTAAGGAAAACTCCATGCGGATACCCTTTGGAGGGCACCACTTCAAGGATCGTGCCGTCATGTTTAAGGCCGAAGCATTCGATGAACTCGTGGAAAAAATTCGTGATTTCCGAATAGCGAACGGCATCAAGATCGGCAATCCTGAGGAGGAGATCCTGATCTACTATGCCAAGAATTGGCCATGGCTTGTTGAGGAAAATCCAGAACAGCAGATAACCAAGGAAAATCCGCGTTACGACAAATGGAGGGACTTCATCTTCGCAATGAAGAAGACTCCAATTCGCAAGTATGCCAATGACAGGGAGATACGAACAAGGTACGAAACATGCGAAAAATGCAAGTTTCGGAAAAAGGTCACTCCAAGAGATAAAGATGAGTTTGAAGCCCTAAAACAAAAAGTGTTCGTATTTTGCAGGGGTTCAATGGTTTGCGGAATGGATCAATTCTGCGACTTGCATCAGGCACCGATTCCTGTACTATTGGCTCCAGAAACAACAAAGGATCTGCTTCCCCCGAAAGACGGAAACGGATCCGCCGACTGTTGGATCAAATCGGTTCCTTAATTCAATTTTGGCTGGCGCTTAAAACGTGGTAAGGCCTTGGCAGTGGGGTGAGTGTTTGTCATCCCGTGGCCCGCAAGGGCACGAAGTCTTTCCTTACCGTGGGTATACTGCCTAAGTCCCACCAGCCTCCCTTTTTATTCCATGAACGTATTGATCGGTTGTGAGTATAGCGGAGTCGTCCGCTCGGCATTTCGCAAGCTTGGCCATGACGCATGGTCCTGCGACCTTCTGCCGTCAGATGACCAAAGCGAATTCCATTACCAAGGTGATGTATTTGAAGCCATCAACCGTCGCTCTTGGGACCTTGCCATCTTCCATCCTCCCTGCACCCATCTGGCGGTATCCGGAGCCTGCTGGTTCAAACACAAGCAGACGGAGCAGGAGCAGGCATTGGAGTTCGTTCGTCGCTTGCTTGACGCCCCCATATCCCGTATCGCGCTGGAGAATCCAGTATCAATCATTTCAAGCCGTATCAGAAAGCCATCCCAGATCATCCAGCCCTATGAATTCGGCCATGATGCCTCCAAGCGCACTTGCCTATGGCTGAAGAATCTGCCCCTTCTCAAACCGACCCTCTTCATCGAGCCAAAGATCATAACCTATAACGGCAAGCCAGCCAAGCGTTGGGGCAACCAGACTCCCCAAGGATCAAACAAGCTTGGCCCTTCCGCCGATAGATGGAAGCTAAGATCAACTACATTCCAAGGCATCGCAGACGCCATGGCATCCCAATGGGGCTGCCTCTGACATTTAGACCCAAACACAAATGGACGCATCAGAACTAAATCGCAGATTGATTGATAGATCACAGGAGGTGTGCTCACATCTCCTTCCCAGCGGAAAGGTACGCGGTAACGTGTACATGGTAGGCGGCATAGACGGATCGGCGGGGGAATCCCTCCAGATAACCCTCACAGGCGCCGCTGCTGGCCGTTTTAAGGACTTTGCCGACCCCGACAATACCAAGGGCGCCACCTTCCTTTGGTTATGGTCCAAAGTCAAAGGAATCGCCTTTCCCGAGGCCATCAAGCAGGCCAAGGAATTCCTAGGCATCAAGGATGAGGATTTCGGTGTCCGCAAGCACAAGGAACGAGTCTTCTCCAAACCTGAAAAGGGAGGAGTTCGCCTAGCCGAACCAAACACCGAGGTAATGGACTATTTGGTGATTACGCGTCAAATAGACCCTATCGTCATCGCCAATGCCAAGATAGCCGAAACCGACGACGGAAAGGCTATCGTATTCCCGTTCATCGAAACCGATCCTGAGACGGGCAAGGAATCAGCCGTACACAGGAAGTATCTATCCTTGGAACGTCCTAATGGAAAGAAGGACTCTTGGACTACCAAGGGCACCAAGCGATGCCTATTCGGCAAGAATCTGATTGGAGGAGCCGTATCCGACTTGGTCATCTGCGAAGGCGAGATCGACGCCCTCTCTTGGAACTCAGTCGGTATTCCCGCCGTATCCATTCCTAACGGGGTATCCGACTTCGACTGGGTCGATCTGGACTGGGAGTGGCTTGATCGCTTTGAGAAGATCTATGTCAGCACCGACATGGACGAGCCCGGAATCGCTTGCTCAAAAGAGATTTGCAAAAGACTCGGTCTGCATCGGTCCTACATCGTAACTCTGCCCAAGAAGGATGCGAATGACTGCCTCCTAGAAGGGATGAAAAAGGAGGACTTCGAGAAGTGTTTACATGCCGCCAAGGCCATAGAGCTGGACGAGATCAAGAAGCCGAACGAATATACCTCCGAGGTGATGGAGTACTATACCACCGACTGGAGCAAACGCGGTTGGTCAACTCCTTGGTTTCCCGCCCTTCCTTGGAGAGTCCGCAAGGCCGAGTTCACCGTTCTCTCGGGGTTCTCTGGAAGCGGCAAAACAGTCGCCCTTAACCAGCTCATGCTCCACCTAGTTCAGCAGGGCTGCAAAGTCATGGACGCATCCTTGGAGATTAAGCCAGGAATGACGCTCTACAACATGACTCGTTGCGCCCTAGCCAAGCGCGAAAGCTCCAAGCAGGAGATCGAATCCTGCATTGAGTGGCTTAACGACTCCGTGTTCTTCCTAGACTGCATTGGAACGGTATCGGTTGACCGTCTGATGCACTCCATGGAGTACGCCCGTAAACGCCACGGAATCGACATCTTTGTCATCGACTCCCTATTCAAGTGTGGCCTAGACCCCACCGACTTTGGTGCCCAGCGAACCTTTGCCGATAAGCTCACCAGCTTCTGCAATAACACAGGCGCCCATGTCATCCTAGTAGCCCATTCCCGTAAAACCATGAACGGGAACGAGCACGCTATCCCCAGCAAGTCAGATGTAGCCGGATCTTCCGATCTAACCAACGCCGCCTTCAACGTGATCGTCTGGTGGCGTAACAAGATGAAGAAGCGTAAGTTAGATGAAGCCCGCCAATCCATTCCCCCCAATAATGAGCAAATAGCAGAATGGCTGGATGCCCCAGATGGTAAGGCTGTGCTTGATAAGCAGCGGTTTGGAGACGGGGATGAAGCCGAAGTTGCCGTATGGTTTAATGGCGATTCCTGCCAATTCCACACCACAAACAATAGGAAAACGCCCTATTTTGCGCTAAAATAAGCAATTTTCATATGATTTATGACGATTTAGCTTGATTTTGATCTAATTATGTGGGGATAGTCGGTCAGAAAATCCATGGCCGACTATACTTCTTCCCCTAATAACGTGTTAAACGACGATGTCGGAAACACGCCAATCGTCAGCCCAGAGCTTACGGTTGAGAACAGGACAATCAGCAATGCGGCCCAAGCATACTCGGTATGCGACACATTGGTATCTGATTGGAAGAAGGGCATCCTAAATGCTGCGAGAATAACATCCAAGCTCAATGGAGAACGCCCCTACAACCAAAAGAAGCTCAAGGATTCCGGAAAGGATTGGAAGACAAACATCTCCACAGGATTCCTTGCCTCGGAGTGCGGCAAAGTCATCCCGCGCTTCTACATGCCGATTAAGACGGCAAAGTATCTTACTGCTTCGGAATTGCCTCCCGGTTGGCCAAACGGCGTCGAGAAAACCCAGCATTTCCGCCAAACCATCACGGATGCCGTAAGGAATTGGCCGAAGTTCAACTTTTACATCCGTGGGCTCTCCCGCGAAGTCGCAGTCTTTGGTTTTGGTTTCAACGTATTCTTTGATGAATACGAATGGCGCCCTACCTTGATGCGGATGGACAAGGGCTTTGTTCCTCAGGGAACAGAGGTCATGGAAGAGCCCCAGTTCTTCATGGCTAAGTATGATTACAAGCCCTCGGAGCTTCTTAGCCTTCTGCGTTCCTCAGTTGAGGCTGGCCGCACGGAATGGAATGTGGACAACGTGGTAGCTGCCATTAACGCCGCCTACCCGCCTCCGGTTGATTCAACCTACCCCGAAGCTCGTTCCTACGAGGAGCTTATCCGCCAAGCCACTTGGGGATATAGCTACACAAAAGGTGCCAAGATGATCCGCACCTACCATCTCTTTGCCAAGGAGACAACGGGTCGTGTATCCCACTATGTTCTTCTTTCCAACCAAAGTGCCGTGGCTCCAACTTCTGTCGGTTCTCCTGTGGACGACTCGAAGATGCTTTACCAGAGCCTTGATCAGTTTGAATCCATGGATGATGTGGTCAATACCATGGTTTTCGATTATGGTGATGGTACTGTCCACGGTGCTTGGGGCGTAGGCCAGATCCTGTACGATCTTGCTGTTCAAGTCGAAAAGATCCGCTGCGACTCCATCGACAACATCCGCCTGACCAACAAGGTCAAGATTCAGGTGCCTGACGCCAAGAACATCAATGATGTCAAGCAGCTGGTGAACGACCAGTTTGTCATCGTTTCAGGGGCCCAGTTCTCTGCCAATACGGCAGGTCTTACTTCCGATGTCATGGGCTATGAGGCCCTTGATACTAAGATGACCCGTATCGCTCAGGAAAAGATCGGAGCCTTCATTCCTCCGATTCCGATGACGGCGAGCGATATCACGGCTGCCCAAATCAATGCGTCATCCGCCCAAGAAAAGGAACTCCGTGAAGCCCTGCTTGAGAACTGGCTTATCCAGTTTGCCCACCTGATGCGGACCATCACCAAGCGTCTGGTGAATCCCGATTCTCCGGATCCGGTCGCCCGTGAAACCATCGAGAAACTTCTGGCAAAACTTACTCCGGAAGAGATCGCCATGCTTGCCGCCCAGTTCCCCGTCAAGTCCGTCATGGACTTCACAGAGTTCAAGGCCCAACAGCGTGGTGCCTTTGCGGCCAATGTGATGAATAATCCCCTCTTCCGTCAAAGTGTAGCCGCCCGCTACATGGCCGAGGGCGTGGGTGACGAGAGCTTTGTCGATTCTTTGGTTCTGCCCGAAGGCGACCAGAACGACATGCTTGCTGCCCAGCGTCAGCAGATCCTTGAAAATGCCGCCTTGGCCACGGGTCAGCCCGTTCCCGTGGTAACCAGCGACAATGACTGGGTCCACATGCAGACCCTGAAGCCGGTGCTTACTCAGGCCGTACAAGGCGGTATGCAGCCTGCCGTACTTGAGATCGGTCTCCAGCACTATGCCGCCCATTGGCAGCAAGGTGTAGCAAAGAAGACCATTCCCAAGGACCAGATCAATGAGGAGAAGTCCTTCATCGCCTCCGTTGAGAATGCGATCAATGCACTCAAGGAACAGGCGGCCCTAGCCCAACAGGCTCAAGCCGTTGGCGGGATTCCCATGCCAGAAGGACCGATGGTGTAGTTTATGGCAACTGAACTAACTAAACCAACTCAACTGAGTTGGAGGAAATTCCTGCTCTCAGAGGCAGGCACCGAAGGTATGCTTATCCTCCGCGAAAAGGCTCCATCGGTGCATAAGGCATCAGCAGACGAAATGATCTTTGAGGCGGGACGCGCCCAAGGCTACCGCGACTGCTTGGATCAAATTTCAGAAGTTATTGGAGTTGAACCACTCAAAGATATAAATCCATCAAACGACTAAGTTATGCCATCCGACGAAACGATCATCACTAAGCAGGAGACCAGCGAGATTCTTGATAACAAGGGCAACTCTTCTCCTAGCGAGGGAGCAAAGACCCTTTCCGACATCTTTGACAAGATGATCGAGGCAAAGTCGGAGGGAGAAGATCCCAAATTGGCCATCAAGGAAGTGGAGCAGGAAAAGGCCGAGCAGGCGAAGCCCGAGCCCAAGCCAGAGCCAGTAAAGGAGGAGCCCGCAGCCAAAAGCGAGCCGTCTGACCTAGACAAAAAGCTTGAGGAGAAGAAGGCCGCCGCAGAAGAACCTGCCAAAGAGGAGGATGTATCACGCGATTCCCTCCGGAAGATGTTTGAGAAGAAGGATGCTGAAAAGGCAAAGGCTGCCGATAAGGAAGAGAAGAAGGAAGCTACTGATGATGTTTCAGAGGAAGAGCTTCAGGTCCTTCCCCACGATAAGCCGAAAACGGCCAAGCGCATCAATGCGCTCCTGTCCAAGATCAAAGATGTCGAGTCCCGTGAGACTGAGACTCGAAAGCAAGCCGAGGAGAAGGCTAAGCGTCTGGCTGAACTTGAACAGCAACTCTCCACGGTAAAGTCGTCGGATCCCACCACGGACGAGAAGGTCAAGGCCCAGCTTGATGAGTTGGCCATGTATCGCCGACGCTATGAGTTGGACAATGATCCCGAACTCAGGGAGAAGTTTGATACCCGCATCGAGGCTCAGGAGTCAGCCATTGTTGACCACCTCAAGAAGCGGGGTGCCACGGATGAACTCGTCAAGTTGATCCAGAACGAGGGCGGTTGGGCTCGTTTTGCCAGTTCCAATAATACCATGACCCTTCCCGATGAGGATGGGGGTACCCGTCAGGTAAGCATGGCGGAACTGGCTGAGACCATCGTCAATGCCCTTCCGCTCGGAGAGCGCAAGGCCATCGAGGCTGCCATGATGGACCAAATCCAGACTCAAAGCGCCAAGAAACTTCATTACGAGGATCAGGTCAAAAAGGCCAAGGAGTACTTCTCCAAGCGCGATGAGGAAGGCAAGAAGGCGGCTGCCGATCAGCAACGCCAGATCGAAGAAGCCCGTAAGTCCGTAGAGAAGTGGCAATCCGAGGTTGAGCAGAGCGACTGGCTTAAGGACAAGGAGTTGCCCGCCAAGGCTACTACCGAGCAAAAGCAGGCCATTCAGGAGCACAACCGTTACAACGCCCAGCTTCGCTCCCTCCTCAAGAAGGCCGTTTCCACTACCGATCTCAACGGAATGCTGGAGATTGTCCATGACTCCGTCCGCTACTACGACGAACGTCGGAATACGGCTTCCCTGAAGCGGGAGGTGGATTCATTGCGTGCCGAGCTGCAAGCCAAGCAAGCTGAGCTGGACAAGTTCAAGGGTGCTTCCCGAAGTGTTCCTCGTGCCGGATCCGTCTCCAGCAATGCTTCGGCGCCTACGGCGACAGAGAAGCGTCCCCGCAGTCTTGAGGAGGCATTTGACCGTCTGTCCCGAGGAGAGAGCATAAACGAGGAATAAGATGGTCGATCTAAAGCAAGAGATTCTGGACCGCATCGTTAAGATGGGTGCCAAGGAGGCTGCAACCTTCTTTGGCACCACTCCTGCCATCATCAGCAAATGGTCTTCCGGAAAGCTCCAGCCTTCATTGGCGGCAGCCCAGAAGATACTTGCTGATTGTTCTGTCCAGAATAACGAGCCTGAATTGACCTCATGGGAAGGCAAGGATGTGATAATGCTCCTTCCTGTTTACCGGACATTCTCCGCCGATACCCACTTCACCCTATTCGCCAACTACGCAAAGTATGGCCCCGAGAAGATAGGGATGATTCAAGAGAAGCGTACCGTCATCCACGAAGCGCGTAATATCCTGATCCACAAGGCCCTTAAAACGGATGCCAACTGGTTCATTTTCGTGGACGATGACATGATCCTGCCCTGCGGCTCACCCGCCCTATTCAACGGACGGTATGGGGCCAGGATCGACAACGCCCGTGCAGGGCTAACCGCCATCTCTAGGATCATGAGCCACCCCGATGATAAACGAATCGTCGGGGCCCTATACTTCGGGCGCCATGAGAACGGAAAAGCCCAATGCTCATCCGGCTTCGCATCCAGCCAAGAAAATGAGAAACTTCACCGAATGGAGCATAAGGGTCTCAAGCAAGAGGAATGGGTTGGAACGGGATTCATGAGGATCCATCGGAGTGTATTTGGCGAGTTGGATGCCGCCATCGCCGAAGGAAAGTTCCCTGAGTGCCAATCCCATCGGGAAGACATTTGGAAGGGTTATTTCAATCCAATCAGGGTGGGCATAGGGGAGGATGTCTCATTCTGCCGCAGAGCCAAGGAGATTGGAATCCAGACTTACTTGGATACTGATCTCATTTGTCTACACAACGGAGAAACAAACTACGGCCCAGCAAACACCAAATACTAACATGTCTGACTATAACTACCGCAGCTATGCCGATTGTCAGGACGTTCTTATCGAGAATGAAATCATCAAGCCGGAGAACTGCTTGGAGTATTCCGATATCCTTAAGTTCTCCAAGGCCGAGTACGTTGTCGTAAAGAACTGTGAGATTTGGGGCGGAAGAGAGGATTGCGTGGATATGAACCGCTATTGTAAGGACATATGCATCAAGGACACCAAGCTGTTTCCTAGGGGAAAGTATGGGGTAACAATCAAGGGCGGAAGCCATAACATCACTCTTAAGGATGTAACGTTTTATTGGCACGGAACAGAGACCGATATCGACATCGGTAATTGGTCAGATCAATCCGACGAGAAAACCATCAGGGTAAGGCTTGTAAACGTTGGCTCCAATGATTCCAAGCCAGTCAGGGTGAGAGTGCTCTGGGGCGAAGTTCCTGAAGTTATTGGCGGGAATGTAGTTGTAAGAAAGGTTCCGACAATTCTAGTTAAAGCCTACCGCTTTCTTCGCAAACGCCATTTGGCACCATGAACGAAATTCGCCTCAAGAAAACAAAGATCTCATTTGCTCTCACTTCCCTGCTATCTACCAATGGCAAGGAGGAGTTCGATACCATCGACCAATGGGCATCTAGGTTTGCACGAATCACGGTAGCTGGAGATGTTCCGCCTCCTACGACCTTTGGCATCCAATGGGTTAAGCGTCCTACCAAGTTCACATTCAGAGAGCTGGTTGGAGCCCATCTTAGTTTTATCCCCGGAGCAGGTGCCTGTTTGGTAGCCAAGCCCACATTCCGCGTAGGACAGGGCATAGCCGATCTGGCTGCCTTCATCGACCTGAACAAGATCGACATGGCCTTCGGCTGCAAAATTTGCGACAAGGCTGGAAATCCACGCGGATTCGTGGTTTCCAATTCCGTAATCGAGCACATCATGGGCGGATTCAATAACCGCATCTTGGCATCGGACCCTTGGGAAACCGAACTGGATCCTTGGCTGGCTAATGCCCTCCGCCATCGCTACATCGACGCCACCAAGTTTGAAATCCTCATTGAGAACGCTCCTGCTCCGTTGCCGCCCTTGGAGCCTGAGCCCAAGCCCAAAGGTAGGCCCAAAAAGGCCAAATGACCGATGAAGAACAACATGCCTTCTGTGGTCAAATCTGCATGGCGGCAAGGAAGCTTGGTATTTACGGACGCATAGAACCAACTGGATTCGTGTGGTTTGATCCCATGAACCACGGAAGAATACATGTGGATTCTGGGAAAGACGACAAAGAAACCCTCCAAAAAGCCTGCGAGCGATTAGTTGAAGAACTCCAATGGAAAACTCCTCATTGATCAAACTGGAAAAGATACTGCTAATTCTTAAGGACAAGCAGATTGCGCTTACCCCTGAAGAAGCCCGTATTCTAAGGGATGAACTTCATGGTCTGCTGGGACCGCGATGCAATGATGTGGTATGCCAAGAAAAGGCCAATATCCTTATTGATCCAAATGCCGAGCCATATCCCGAGCGGTGGAATCTAATCCGAGTTGGTCCGACTACCCTGATGATTTTTATTTCGTGAAAACTGGGATTCTTTACGTCACCTTTGCCAGAGATCTGCTCTGGATGGATTACTCGCTGCAATCCATCAGGAAGTTTGGATCAGGTTTCTCCGAGATCTGCATTGTCGTTCCAACGGTTGACGTTGATAAGTTCCGCAAGTTTGAAAAGACATTTGGAACATCTGAATGTCCTGTCAGGGTAAAGGGGTTTTTGGAATACCCTCAAAAGGGTTTTGTACATCATTTGGCCATGAAGTGCTACGCGGATGTCTTAATGCCTGATACGGATCTTATTTTGCACATGGATCCAGACTGCATGTTCCATGCTCCGTTTAGCCCAGAGTCTTACATCTCCAAAGGAAAACCGGTATTAGTAATAGAGCCATATGAGGCTGTCCAAAAGTACCATCTTCCGCGTTACCATTGGAAGTCAGTAACAGAAGATGCTCTTCGCTTTCCGTGTAATTACGAGACGATGTGCCGTCATCCGGCAGTCCATCATGCTTGGCTATACCCCAAGGTGAGGAAACATATCGAGGTCGTTCATCAAACGCCTTTCGTAGATTTTGCACTAAAGCAGAAGAATTCATTCCCTCAAGGTTTCGGAGAATTCAATACTCTAGGCTCATATGCCGTAGATCGGCATCCGGAGAGCTATTGTCTGATTGATCGCGGAAATGCAGGAGAAGCTGCCGACCCCAAGCCCCTTCTGACACAAATGTGGTCATACGAAGGAGTAAATAGAAACATGGCCAGAATCAGGGAAATCCTCAATGCTAATCCTTAACGTCCAGCACTGGGAGGGTGACAAAGCCCAAGCCATGGCCCTTTTGCGGCTGATGGCAGATCTTGAGCCTGCCAAGCGGGAGGATGTGTACCTGCTGGTAACCTGCCGATTTGACGGAACCTTTGACGAGGAAGCTATTGAGTACGCCTCTCAAAAGTTTAATATCACCAAGTTCAAGACAACCCGTAAGGCCACGGGATGGCCAAACGGTCCAAACCAGATGGCTGGGGAGTCCTACCTATTCTGCGTTGATAGCTTTAGAAATGGACGTTTTCCTGGAGCAACGGCTATTATGTTTATCGAGGCGGATTGCGTTCCGCTCAGAAAAGCTTGGATATCAGAGCTTTATGAGGAATACAAAGCAAGCGGAAAGCAAATATCAGGCTGCTGGCTAAAGAGGGCAGACGCAGGAATTGAACACGTTAATGGTAATTGTTTGATCTCCATTAACTTCTGGAAGAGGTGCAAGGGCATCTTTTGGCCTGATGTAAAAGGCGGATGGGATGCCACCCTTCGCCACCATATGCTCCCAGTCGCCCACCCATCCAAATTGATCTGGAGCGACTACCAATTAGGTACTCCAAGGAATCCTTGGAAAGGCTGTGATTACCTATGGGCTCCAAAACGCTTTAACGACCCGTCTAATGCCCTTTATGGCCAAGATCTCTACCCATGCTGGTATCATGGCATAAAAACGATGGATGGCCTAGAATGCGTCAGGAACCGCCTTATAAATGAACCCTAACATCAAGCTTACCGACTTTGGCGTCTACGTCATGAAAGAAGATACCCATCTATCCCGATGGGTTGAGAATGACAGGCGTTTGGACCATGCCCGCCATGAACTAGACCAATTCCGCCGGTTTATTCCCGAGGGAGGCACCGTAATCGACTGTGGAACCTCAATTGGCGATCATACAGAGACTTACGCAACTTGGGTAGGGCCAAAAGGCATAGTGATTGGTTTTGAGGCTAATCCCGATGTGGCCGAATGCTGCACCTTAAACTTTGCCGCCCGCCCATGGGTAAAGATTCATAACATAGGCCTATCCAACGACTTCGGTGCTGCTTCCATCAATCTAGACCCTAATGTAGGGGCATCCCATCTAAGCGAAGGCAAGGATATCAAGCTCGCCCCCTTGGACTCCTTCATGGACGACATGAAAGGTCGTTGCGATTTCATCAAGGTGGATATCGAGGGCTATGAGCCAAGGATGATCGCCGGAGCCATGAAGACCATTACCATCTTCAAACCCGCTATCCTCATGGAGGTCAACAAGGGTGCCTTGGAGCGTCAGGGCTACAATTCTGACATTCTGCTCAGGCAACTCCGCCAATTGGGGTACGAATGGAAGATCGTAGGAAAGTTCTTCAGCAACCTGCAATACGACGTTATCGCCACCCCGAGGAACGTCCGCTAAAAAAGTTCTTGACAAAAGAACTAATAGAGTTATTGCATCCCATTGACGGTCAAAGTCTGGACTAGTACCGACCGTCATATCTAGTCCAAACGAAGGCGGAAACTTTAGTTCCATTCGCCGGGAACCGCGCAGGCTACGATTCCTGCACAGTTCGAGCATTGATGCATCCGCATCCCTGTTCATTTCCGGTGATGGATCTAGGCACCTGAAAGTGCCATGTGAAGTCACCACAATACGTTAGGTAACTTCAATCATAAGTAATCATGTCCTATCCTGCTGAATGCACCCTGACGCCTTCGGACTATTCCGATGGCATTGCTAGCCAGGTTTCGGTTCTTCGGAACGAGACCATCCGTTACATCGCTCTGAACGATCCGTATGCCAACCTCGTGGATGGCGGTACGACCCCCAATAACATGGGCGAGCAGATCAAGACTCTGGTGACCAACCGTATGGTTACCAACCAGAGCCTGACCCAGCCGTCCTTCTCGGCTACCATCGACCAGTGCGGTACGGTCGGCCCGAAGTCTGAGTTCGGCCAGACCCTCTTCACGACCCAGCTCGAGACCATGCGTGGTCAGGGTCCGACGATCTGCCTTAATCAGGCCCGTTACTCGGTCCTCGATTCCTATCGCATCGCCGAGCAGAACCTCAAGGATGCGGTCAAGTCGCTCAATGCGGCTGATATCCGCAACCAGCTCCTGACCCTCTCCGGCGTCAAGGCGGTTCTGAAGGCCAATGCGACCTCCCTCGGCCAGATCCTGACCGGCGGCTACAATCAGGTTGCGGTGAACTTCCTCGGTGGCGTGCCCACGGCGCCCGTGAGCCACAAGTTCCTCGTTGCCCTGTCGAACTACATGCGCGACAATCTGTCGCCCGAGTTCTACGGCGACGGCGCTGGCGGCCACTTCGTCTTCATCGCCTCTTCGACCCAGATCGAAACCCTCCGTAATGAGGCCGGTGTGAAGCAGGACCTCCTCGCCATCACGCAGGGTTCGTTCGTCGAGGGTAAGGATATCCTCAAGAAGTACGCCTTCATCGAGTATCCCTATCGTGGCATCAAGCTGGCCATCGACCAGCAGCCCCTGCGCTTCAATACGGTTGACGGCTCCGGCTTCCCCGTGTTGGTTGAGCCGCTCGTTCGCACCGTGACGGATTACGGCGTGGAGAACGCCACCAATCCGGCTTGGGTTAATGCGGATTATGAGGTGGGCTTCCTCGTCTCGAAGGGCACCTTCAAGCGCCTCGTTCCGGAGCGCTTCGTCGGTGAGGCCTCCTTCCGCTTCGATCCCCAGTTCGTCATGGGCGAGCTGGACTGGCACTATGTCAAGGACAACACCTGCAACGTGTGGGGTGACTTTGGCTTCCACAAGTACCAGATCGTCCGTGCCTTCCAGGCCCGCCGTCCGCATGGTGTGATTCCGGTTCTGTACAAGCGTTGCGCCGAGGACCTCGGTCTCAGCACCTGCACGGACCTGACCGACACCAGCCTGTAAGCAATCCCAGTTCGAGCCCCTGACCCCTCGGGGGCTCTTTAGTGGGATTGAGTAATTACAATCGTCATGCCTGAAACCCCGTCATTCAACGATAAGTTCAACGATCTGCTCTACAAGTTGGCGCAGAATCTTTACGAAAACGGGGTAGCTAACGGGAAAACCCTATTGGTTCAGCCAAAGCAGGGATGGACTGATTATGACCTCCTCAAGGCTGCCGTGACTAATTCAGCCCGTCTTCTATCATAACTGCAATGGCATCCATACCTTCATTTAACGATAATGATTACGATCTTCTCAAGAAGCTCGTGATCAACACTTCCCAACTTTAATAAATAACTTGAGCATTCCAGTAACCATTTCAATCCCATTGGCATCCGTCTGGAGTACTTCCAGTACGGAATCCGCCGCTGGACAGAATGGTTCATTCAGGGGTGTGTTGGTGACGGGGAAGATCAATCCTGATAATGATGGAGAGGTAACTGTAAGTACTTCAGATGTTTACAAGCAGTTATCCGATAAGGTCAGGGTCAATAACCAAGGGTTTTTTGTCCTTTGCCCCGTTATCTTGTCAGGAATGGCTCCTGAAATTCAATTAGATCGGGATTCAAACATAGATTCCGCCATCTTCAAATTCTTTACCGCAGGAACCCAAGATTGGGATCTAGGACTCCTTGGATCCGGAGATTCTGATTTCCATCTTTATTCCCATGATCTTGGATCAAATGCACTTACGGTAAAGAGATCTACTGGAAATGCCGAATTTGCCGGATCAATCCAGACAGCTGCTCCAAGTGCAGGAACAGCAAAGCAATGGAGGCTTGGGGAATCAGACATGGTGTCACCTTCAAATCCCGACAGGACAATCAGAGTAGAGGTCGATGGCGAAGTGCTTTATCTTCATGCCAAGACCACCAACGATTAAGTAGTTTAACCAAAACACCGACTTCCAATGGCCACCATCGACTATAAGCAGCTAGCCACTCCCGAGGCCAATCTGATCGAGCTTCTTGCCGCCCAGAATCAGGACGGCACCTATACCGCCAAGCTGATGGGCAGCGAGCCCTTCGCCGTACTTGCCGCGAAGACGATCTACAACGCCTACAACGACATCGAGGATAACATGGCGGCCGATGTGGAAGGCCCCGCCACCTCCACGGACAATGCCGTGGTCCGCTTTGACGGAACCACCGGAAAGCTCATTAAGAACTCCAACGCCATCCTCACGGATGCCGGAGCATTGTCCTTGGCGAGCAATCTGACGGTGAGCGGGACTATTACACTGCCGTCTAATCAATGGATTAGCGCGGCGGCTGGAGATTTAATTCGCAACAGTTACTTTGGATACAGTACATCGTATCGTCTTGTCCAAGTTGGAACAACCTCTGGAATCTCTCTTGGCGCAGACCTAACCGGAAATGCAGCTGGAGTTTTCAACGGCTGGGAAATTGTTGTCCCAAACAATCGTGCGCTGATTGCTCCAAATGCCGCGAACAATGGCTACGTCGGCGTATTAAGAGTTGGAACCGACAACAAAGTTTATCTTGGAGGAAATGATTATCAGACTTTGGGAGCAGTAGTGCTCAATGGCACAAATGCTGAAGTTGTCGGCAACCTCACCGTCAGCGGGACGGCTACCGTAAATGGAGAAACGATTCGCGCTGCGGCTAGTACGAATGGTGCTGCTCGTGGCCTAGAGTTTTACAATAACGGAAATTCATTG